ACAGAAAATGTTAGGATGCTAGTCGCGATCGGGAATTGATTCTTACAATAATTATGCTTCGTATTGATATATGGATATATTGATGTATGGATATCGATACGCAAACACTAAAAAAGGAACATTTACAGAAAATCCTAAACTTATAAACAAAATCCAATTCTTTCATTTTGTCTATTTGATAGAATCTTCAGCAAATATTCCTTTATGTATTTATTGATATATGGATATATTGATCTATTCCTTTATCGATTTATTGCTGTCATTAATTTTTTCATTTTCAGAAAAGTTCGCGGCATTTCTGCTCGCTAGTATATCGCTGGGACTGTATGGCACTCCATCGGGATCCACAAGGACGGATTCTCCAAATTTGCAGCCTTGATATTGCTTTCTTATTTTCCAACCTTCCCACGTTCCCCTGCCGGACCAAAGTGTCAAAGCCATTCATACCACCTCAAATATATTATGCTTGTCCCTAGTATAGCATAAAAAATAAAACATGATAATTTGTCACATTGTGCAATATACAAAATGTGGACATGGTCTATAAATTAAAGTATATTTGGAGTGTAAGAAATGTCGAATTTGACAGGATGTGATTAGGATCTATAGCGAAGATGTTGAATGGATTTTTAATCAGGATGTCAGGGAGAAGAAAAGGACTGGAAATGGAATCCATGGTAGAGCTGCCCGGCTCCGCAAAAAAGAATCAGTTAAAATGCCATCCGAACAGGAACCTGATAAATTTCAGAGAAGATTAATTTTGGGTGCTGGTCCTTGCTTTACAACAACTCTAAGGGAGATGAAGTTTTTGGAATTAATGGAGAAGGTAAAGAGTAAACAACAAATAACCATAGACGAGCTTAAAGAATCACCGATTCAAGATGGCGTTCAAATTTATAATGAACTCAGAAAGATGTATGACATAATTGAATTGCAAAAAGCATTAGACTGTTCTTTGGACCAAATATTAGAATTATCAACTGTTTTTAATTTAGATTGGATGAAAAGGATACAATATGGAGAATGGATAAAAGTACCTGAACTAAGCGCTGCTGAGTACAAGGAAGGTCAAAAAATATATGCTGAATTGAGAAGACTTTATACAACGACTGAAATACTCAAAGGTCTTGATTGTGCTCCTGCTCAAATTTCAGAGTTATCATGGCATTTTAAAGTTGCCCGGAAAGGGAAACAAATTTTAGTCGGCGAAGATGCTTTAGATGTTTTGCGTAATTTTAGAGACAATAGACTGAATCAAGCACAGGCAAAAAGAGACAGTGATGAATCTGCTGCTACCGCTGGTGCTGCTCAGGCTGCTGCTGGTTCAGAAACTACAACTTCTAAGCGCAAATATAAGGCACGAGAAAAGAAAGAAGTTCCGTCAATTCCGCCAATTACACCAAGTAATGAAAACACATTAGCTAAAAAAGAGGAAGCAGTTGATAAAATGGAAGAAATTGCTCCAAATCAAATAACTTTAGTTGAAGTCAAAAATCCTGAAATTGAATTGCTCCGGATTTCTTTGAAAAACATCTATAATGCTGATCAAATAACAAGTCTTTTTACTCGTCTACAGTTATTTGTCGAAGGTCAAGAAAATAATTTTGAGTTGAATCTTGTTCTCCAAGAACGCGTACCTTCGTAGGAGATTGCCCTTTTATGCATTTGAAATCAAATAGAATTGCACAGCTAACATCCCATGTATATAAATTGAATCTATGATTTTTAAATGGAAGTCTAGTTTGATTTAATCCTCTTCGTGTTAAGTAAATTAGATCATATTTTTTTGCCGCTTCTTCAAAGTCTAACGTCTTCCACATGAACTCAAATCCAATATCGGGAAATGGATTATATTCTCCAACTTCTTTTATGAGCTTCATTAAGTCATTTTGTGAATTTATTATATAGACATTTAGGTTATCTTGAAGTCTAATTATTGTTCCTACTGTGTATCTTACAAAATTATTCTGCTCACACCATTCGTGCCAATGACTTTTATATTTTCCGTTCCGTACATAGGGAGATACCCAAAGTCCACCATATGGTTTCAGAATCGCATCTGGTCTATTTTGTATCGGCTCAAACATATTATTTGTTATCGATGATTTTCCCAGACACAACCATTGCTTTGGTGCTCCGATGATGGTCATTGCTCATTCCTCCTTTTTATCCGGTGCTCAGACTTGCCATCTGGGCACCAACTTTTGTCCCTTGTTTTATATTGAAAGATGTATTACAATAAACATAAAAAGGAGGGACGACATCATGAGTGAAGACGTAAAAACACGCGGTGGCATGCGGATCGGCGCTGGTCGTAAAAAAGTTACCGACCCTCGCCTTACGCATCCCATCCGGTTCAGTGATAAAGAATGGGAATTGATTACCGAACGTGCAAAGCTTGAAAATAAAAATCCATCTGATTATATAAGAATGAAATCTCTTCTGTAAATTTATATAAGATCATGAATTGCCCAAGGATTTTATTGTCCTTGGGCAATCTTATTTTTATTCTCCGTTCCGGACTTCTATCCAGTTTTTAAAGGATTCGTATTCAGTCCGCCTTGTCTTTGTGAATCGGTAAAGATCAACATCTTTTATTTTCATAGCTTCAGCTTCGAATCCTTTCAGTTTATTGATTCTGATTTCCAACTCCTGAAGAATAATGTCTACGGTCATGTTCATCATCGTTCTCCTTATTCTGCGGGTGCTTGATCGTTCTCCCTGCTAGTATCAGGTTGTTCCTCCTGCTGTCCCGCCTGCCCTGTTTCTGGTTGTTCTGTTTGGTCCTGCTGCTCTTGCTGCTGTTCTGGTTTCGTCTCATTTGATTCTATGTCCTGTACGTTGTCTACAAACTCGATGGTTCCATCTTCTCTTATGGTCCCCATGTCTTTCTCGTATGCTGTCTGCAAGTCTATTGACATTATACCCCATTTGGACAAGAGTTGCCGAAGCATTGTTTTAAATGCCATCCCATCAAAATCTTTGCTCCAGAAGGTGTACGAGTTTCCTTTCTTCCTGTCCGATCGGAATCCGGCTGAGTATTGCAGCGCATGAGCTTCCATTTTCTTTTTGCTCCAGTACATAACCTTCCTAAATCCATTCATGTATTCGAACATCGCGTAGTATCCGATCGTCTTGGCTTGTTCGCGGGCATCCTCATCCTCAATCAAAAGGCAGGAGATTTCTTCATTGAGTGGATCGAAGTGCTGAAGTTCTCCTTCTTTAATGGCGATCACATTTATCTTCTTGTAGTATCCTGATCGCACGGCAAGTTGCACCATTCCCTTATACCCAATTATGAAGGTGGCTACCTTGCGTCCCAGTTTGTTATCGTCGAAGGGGACCATGTAGTATTGCCCAAGTTGCGGGCTGGGAGAAAGCTTTAGGCTCTCTCCCAGTAATGCGCAGCTTAGAATGGTTCCATGGTCACAATCGGCTAGTGCCGGGTTCGTGCTGACCGCTGAAAGAATCGCTGTTATGAATCTCTGACCGTCTTTCCCCCCGACGATCTGGTTGATCTTTGCTTTCACTCCGTCTTGTGCTAGAAAGTTGCTGAATGTTGCCTTTGGTAGTTCCTTCTTAGCCACACTCGTTCCATTTGCCTTATCCGCTAGTCTGTCCTTCAATCCTGCCATTGCTCAATTCCCCCTATTTCAATTTTTTAATCTCGCCGATTGTGAATCTCCGTGATGGTGTCTCGTTCACAAATTCTTTGTACAAGTCTTTGTGCGCTGCCTTGAATCCGTTCGTGTCGAATCTGTTGGTGATTAGCGATTTCCATCCGATCTTATGGGTGAGCGTGTAGGCATTCTCGTTTTCACCCATCATTTGTTTGATCTTGTTGGCTACCGCATCTTTCTTGGTGCCTATGGTCTTCTCCATCTCCTGTAGCATCAAGAATTCTTCGACCATGCTTCCGGCTTCCGGGAGTTCTATCGATGATTGGTTTGAGTTAGGATAAAGGTATTTAAGGAGTTCTGTGCTAGATGATGATCCGTCCATCTCTGGTGGCGTGTTACTCTGTACGAGTTGCCAGAAGTCGCTCTCAATCTTTACTAGGTGATCAATAATTTCTTCGTCCCGCTCAATGTCTTTGATTTCGAACTTGTTTCCGCCAATCAGGACCGCGATTCTAGCAAATTGTAATCCGGTAACGGCTAGGTAGTGGTGAACCTGAATCGCGTATTCTTCAGGGATTTTCTCTTCTTCCCATTCACCTTTTTTGTATTCGTTCGTCGTTTTGCATTCAAGGATTCCACGTCCGCGATCTTTGTCGTGAATTATCCGGTCGACGTTGGCGAGCATGAAGGTGTGCTTTGGGTGTTGTAGGATTGCGTTTCTCTTTTGAACCCTAAGTCCGGACCTCTTCGCGTATTCTCTCGCCACAACATCTTCGAGCATGGTCCCCCAGTAGGCTGCTTCGCCAAGTTCTTTAGATTCGAGTTGCCCGGTCTTCTCCATCCATACTTCGATCGGGCTTTTCCATCTATTCATTCCGGCGATTGCGGAAACGTCCGACCCGCCGATTCCAAGTTTGCGGTATTCCAGCCATTGTTCTTTTGTCATGTTCCTAGTTGATGCTAATGCAATAGCCGCCATTCCATTTTCTCCTTCCTTATTGGACAAGGTATGATATAATCATGTTAAGAAACTTCTTTTCTGGTCCCTCTTCTGGGGACTTTTTTTATTGCCCGGATTCCGATCTCTTCCTTGATGTATTCGATTAAAACTCCATTCTGTAAAGCTTCCGTCAATATAAAAAATTCTTCTAGTGTGAGTTGTGATGGCTTATCCATTTTACGTCGAAATGTGCTTGCGGGCATTTTGATTCTTTGGGCAAGTTCCGTCTTATTGTAGTTTGCCAATTTTCTAGCATACTCGATTCGTGCCTTAAATTCTTGCTCGTTTATCTGCATTTTTTCCACCACCTTTAGTACAAGTATATCACCATTATGTAAGAAAATCAATCAAAAATGGTACTTATCGCTCATTAATGAATACAATCTGTAAGCTGATATTACATAAATTGTAAATCAATATTATAATTTAATAACAAATTACGTTCAGATGTCTTGTCCTATTTCCTTTTTTGTCATATAATAACGAAGTATAATTCTTCTATTCTGTAAGAAACCCACATAGTAATCAAAAACGAAAGGCAGGAGAACAGTGGAAAATCGCAATACATATTTTATGAAACGATTAAAATCGCTCCGGCGGGAATCCGACATAACGCAGCCGGATCTAGCGAAGGTGCTAGGAGTTTCAAAAGGTGCGGTTGGGCATTGGGAAGCCGGATCCAGAGAGCCAAGTCTGGATATGATTAGTAAAATCTCCAAGTTGTTCAAGGTGTCAGTTGATTATCTTATGGGTGTTTCTAGTTTTAGGCAGGAAGAAGAAGCCATCGACTATCTCTTGGTCAAGCTTCGGGAATCTGGACTGGTAAAGCCTAATGACACAATTGATAAAAAGACGGTAGATACACTCATTGAGTACATCTCCGTCTTAAATAAAATCAAGTCAGCTAAGTAACTACTCAACTCCTTGTCCTTGTTGGTTGTGCTTAATTAGTTCGACTATGAAATCGATCATTTCCTTCGATATTGGCAGTTCCTTCATAAGCTCTTGGTCGGATAACATAATCCGTAATTCATCTACCGTTATTTCAGTTCCCAATGGGCATAACCTCCTACATTTTATTTTTCTGAGAAGGCAGACGAAAGTGTACTCCCATTATATTCCTCTTTGTCCCAGTTTGTAAGATTAATAAATTTTGTTAAAATGTCGAACGATAAAAGAAAGAATAAGTCCTAGCTATTTTTTTAGCTAGGAC